CTAAAGTATATACTGCCATCTGTTACCCTTGTATTCTTCGGTACAGGTATATTTGATGTCTGCACACTTGATAACTTGAATCTGGCCTTACATTTACTTGGCTCACCCATTTTTCTTTCTATACCGAACGCAACGGCCATATTGTCGAGATACGGTCCGTTTGAGTATTTTAGGAGGTTCATTTTACCCATATTATCAAGCCACATAAATCCTTGGAACAACTGCAAACATGTGGCATTTAATATAAATCTATATGGTGACACTTTAGGTAGTGTGTATTCATTATTGCCGGTTATCCGCTTGTATTCATTTTCATATTCTTTTACAAGCTCTTCCATCAAGCTTTCAAGTCTCAGATCATCAATAAAACTTACATCCGGTACTCTCTCAAACATCTTCCCTCCTTCCCAGCTTTATCAATACATTAAGCATTGATATGTCTTCACCTTCTTTAAAAGAAACTTCTATCACTTCTACTTCCGGTATATACTTTTCAATCTTGTCAAAAATATCTGCAGTAATTATCTCTTTTGAAATATCAATACTTTCAGATATTACGCTTGAATCAAGACCAACCCGCCTATCTAAAGGGATTGTGCCTTCGTAAGTACTACATAAAGTCTGTATCGATGTTAAAATCTCAGTATCGATACTGCTATCTGTCGTAAAATCTACTTTAATATTCATCAATGATACTCCATAAAAGTTAATGATATGTATGCCTCAGATATAAATCCGTCTCTATATACAACATTATAGGCTTCACTTATCTTTATCAGATTGAATTTGTAATTTGCAATCCTTTTACCACCAATAACTATATAATTAGCTCTGCCAATCTTTAATGCGCTTTCAAGTTTCTTTATTGTCTTAGTAATATTCACGCCCAAAAATGCATTAAGTGTAATATCAAGTGTAACAGTTTCAAGATCTGCTCCCAAGAATTCTCTTTTAGGCTTTCCAAATGTTGGAATATGACTTGCCCACCTTGACGAGACCTCTCTATTAAGCTTTTTAAAAGTAAGTACTTTATCGCTTGATACATAAAATACCAGGTCTTTTCCCCAACTTCCAAGTTTTCTCATGATCACCTTCTTTCTAAAGCTTCCACACGCTTTATAAGATTTAAAAGGGTTGATACATTTATACTTCCTGCAGATATTTTCAAAGTTATATCTGTGCCATCCGAGCTTATCATTGTGTTGTCCGACATCTCCTCATAGTACACATTCTGACCTGACATCTTAGGCACATTTGCATCATTAAAAACTGTACCCAGCACAACTGCTGCATTTGTTCCGTTACTAAGATGTGCTACAAGTATTGACTCACCTACTTTAGGCATCTTATATTTGCCATTGGTAAGAACCGGCATGGTGCTTGTTACCATGGCGGTCCTATCTTCATAATAGACAGATATCATTCCTTTTTCATAATCAACGCTTGATACCTTGCCTATTCTGATTACATCATTCATGCATCTTCCTTTTCTTTTTCAATCATTGGCAATATTCCATTTTCTTTCAGTAAATCATATAGGAATAATCGTCCTTTCTGTGTCCAATATGTATGTACACTGCTTCCTATTGTGCCATCAGATTTAGTGTAGCTTTGAGTTTTTGTCTGTGTATAACCCTTATCCTGATACTTTGAATACAAAAACCATATACTACTTTGCCTATATTGAACTCCAAGTTTATGTAACTTTGTATTTAGTCCCTTTGCACTCATACCATAATCTTTTGATATTTCTGTTACTGTAAGAAGGTCTTTACACTGTAATATTAAATCATAATATGTGGCTTTCGGTGTCAGCTCCGCTATCTGCTGGTCTTTAACTTTGTTCTCAAGTCTTAAAGTGCTAAGTTCCTGCTCCGCTATCCTCAAAGCCCTTGCCATAATCTTTTCAGGTGAGTTGTAATCTTTCTCCACCTGTATAAAATACTGTCTTGCCTGCTTACCTCTTTCTGTTCTTTGTATCATACAAAGCTCTTTTGCCATATCAATACTTACAAGGTGATTTGTTGCCGGTCTGCCACCTGTACTTTCGCTCAAAATTGAGCAAAAGTCCTCGCCCTCTGTAAATCCATACTCACACATTCTGGGGAACCAATCTTTATATGCTGTAGATACCTCAAGTACTTTATGCAATTCCCTTCCATCAACAACTTGCTCCTGTTTTTCATTCACTTTAATTCTTATCAATTCATCCATTCTTATCCCTTCTTTCTGCCCGGTATATTTAACTTTGTTCCTTCCCAAATCCAATGACCGTTATCAGAGTCTTTCTTTCCTCGTCTCTTCGCTTCTTTTTCTATTGCATCTTTATTTGCTTCATAAATATCTTTCATTTTTGTGCCACTTCCAAGATATTTCCTTGCTAGATTCCAAAGGTTATCACCTTTTTTCACTGTATATTCAATGCTATCTGCTGCACTGTTATTTTCTGTAGAAGCATTTCCTTTTTGATCATCTTCTTTACTACCGGCTCCTATCCTGGATATCACTTTTCTAAGACTAAGACTTTGAATGTATCCGTTACCTGCTATATTATGGCTTATACTTATTACAAAGTATTTCCCATCTATCTCACCACCGAACCCGAATAGATTAATACAATTTGTAGCTGTTATAAGCATAGGCTCTACCAGCTCAAGACTCATAGTAATAAGGTCTCTATTGGATTTATTTACCTTTGCTATAGCCTTCTTCATTGCGTCAGCTTCATCATCTGCAGATTCATTTATATATAAAAGCCTGTCACTCTTGCCTACCGTCACAGATATAGTCTTATTGTCTTTAGAATTGGTATATGAAAAAACTGCTCCTGTGTAAGTTCCTAAAATACTGTTATTATAAGACCATTGTGTGCACTGCTCAGGTTTTATACTAACTACACTTTCTTTATCCTCATATCTTGAAACATCATAGATTACAGCTTTATTATCATATACTTTTAAGCTGAGTCCATACTTATCACAAAGGGATTTTAAAAAAGACGAGTCCGTTTGATTGGACTGCTCAAGCTCCTTTATCTTATCTTCAACATCACTGTCATACACCAAGTTAAGACTTGATGCACTTGTTATCTCACTTGCTATCTGCTTTACCGATACATCTTTCCATAGTTTCGACTTTGGAGTCACACTAAACTCACTTTTTAAAGGCTTTATAGTTGCATTTATTCTACAGGTTAAAGGACTTGATGATATAGAAAAGTCATCTACCATAAAAGAACCACAATCAATCTTATTCTTTTTATTATTCTCATCAGTCCATGCTATTTTGGCCGCTATCTTATCATTCAACTTAGGTGTCCAGCCGTTCGCCCACCTTTTGTCCACATTGTCAATAGTAATGCTGATATTGTCCGCATTATTTTCAGCTTCATCAACATAAGTAAAGCTCTCTACAGTACCTATATTACTTGCTTCTTTTCCCTCATATACCAGGCTTAAATCCGTATACCTTGCCATTACTTTCTCCAATCAGGTAAAGAGCTGCTCACATCTTCAGGTAGCTCAGGTATCTTTACTCTTTCCCCACCGCCGAATACAAAGATATGCATCAATTCTTTATTCGCATTCATTAAAAGTTCAACCTTAAACTCATCTTCATAAATTTTAAAGGAGATACTATCCCAAGTATCTCCCGATTCTGCTATATGTATTCTATCTCTCATTTATGTAAATCCCAGTCTTCTGCCATCTTTTACATATCTGTCGAACATCTTTTTAAACTCTTCAAAGCTGAGTTCATTAACTCTTTGAACTTCTTCAGCTGTAGTAGCGGCAGAAAAGTTTTGTACCGGAGAGAAGTTCACCACAACGTTACTTCCGGATGTATCTGCACCCTCAAGCTTTTCCAAACTTCCACTTGCTTTTGACTTACCGCCAAGTGTCCCAAGTATCTCTCCTGCTCTTTGCCATAAAGATATAGCACGTGATGAGCCATCAAGCGGTATAGCTGCCTCAGGTCCTTCCTCTGCAAATGTGGCCAATGTAGGTTTTTCAATAATTCCACCGCTTGCATATGCCGGTAGACCTTTTATCTTTTGTCCTGTTACCTTCTCACCTAATGCCTTCGCCTGCACTTCTGCTCTGGCCTTATTGCTAAGTACATTAGGGCTGACATTATATACGGCTTCAAGATCAAACTTAGCCACAGCTTTTATTGGAGAGGCCATAGCTGACTGTATAGAATTATTTATCTTTCCATACACTATATTACCTGCCTGATCTAATGTCCCACTTGCCTGTAGACCATTAAGTAACGCTTGAGGTATCTCCACTCCCTGCTTTTGCATTGTACTAAGTATCTCTGTATAGTTTGGATCATTTGCGATCTTCTCACCATACAAATACCAAAGACTTGATTCATCTCCTGCAAGAGCTCCCACTGTAGCTGCTTCATGTAATGCATTCGCAAGTTCATCCGGAATCTTCATCCCTGCTTCTTTGTAACTCTCAGCAATAGCATTCATTTTCTCCATATCCGGAGCAAGCTCTTTATATAGCTGTGACATAGCTTCTTTAGTAGCAGAATCTACTTTCATTCCATCCAACAAGCCATCTTTTATTCCTGTAAAAGCCAAAGCACCCTGCTCTTTTAAAGCATATAAGTTACCCGGATCATTCATCACCTTCAACACAACATCATTCAGCTCAGGCATCAAGCTTGACATTTCTTCCGAATACGAATTCTTTATATTCTTTGTAAGAGAGCTCACAGCCATTCCAATTGTCTTGCCTTGATTATCCAATATGCTATTTAGTATAACGTCATACTGTTTATTGAATTCATCTTCTGATAAAAAACCATCTCTTAGTTGTACCCTTAAGCTTCCTAGTGCTTTCTCCTGACTTTCTGCAAATGTGGCCATTGCTTCATTTGCTTTTTCTGTAGTCTTAGATATTACATCTTTAAAGCTTTCAGGTGTAAGATTTCCAAATCCGGATGCATTGATAACATCAAAAGAAGACTGCAGATTGTTATTTGCCAGCTTAGCCTTCATATCCGCCATCTGCTTCTCTAAATCCTCAAGATGCTTAGCTTCATCTATATCAAGTATTCCATCTTGAAAAGCATCATTAACCGCCGTCTTCATCTCTTCACCAAGTCTATCAAGCTCAGAGTACACTGAAGTATAGTAGTTATTGAACGAAGCCCTTATCCCTTCCATGTTCGGATTATCTCCAAGTATAGAAGCAAGATTCATATCCATACCGTACTGTTCGCTTGTTACAGATTGTTTCAGAGAAGAGATCATATTCTCAATACCGTCTTTATATGCGGTATTGTCATCTTCACTAAGCTTAATACCCATGCCTACTTGCCAGTTTAGTTTTCTTACTGCACTTAAACTGTTTGTGAAACTGTCCATAGATTTACCGGCTTCATCAAATGATTTCATCGCAGTTCTTACACCCTCAAGCGACTTACTGCTTACAAGCCTGTCAGCCACAATATCAACTTCTTTCATTGATAAAGATAAGTCACCGAAATGTTTACTAAGGCTTCTGTTGCCTGCTTCTACTCTCATAGCTTTAAGAGCTGTAGTTACTCCTACTATTGCAGATACAGCCAATGCTCCAACTACAATAGCTCCGGTAACAGGGTTTGAAAGTGCCATTGTTATTGCCGATATTCCGCTTGCTATCTTGTTTCCGATCACAACGGCTTTCAGTGTGGCATAGCCTGCTGCCATGCCTGATAGAAGTCCAAGTATTACACTTGAATGTTTCATTGCGAACTTGCCGAACTCAATAATGCCTTTTCCTGCACCTTCCATCTGCTTAAGGCCTTTAGACAATGCTCTTCCTATATTCTTGGCCACTCCGCTCTTTATGATATATGCATTCAAGTCTTGAATAGACTTGGTAAACATCTGCACACCTTCACGCATAGGTCCTTTAGAATCTTCATACACTTGTATAGCCAATCCTTCCAATGCGCTTTGAGCAAGTTTTACATCGCCCTGCAAGTTATCAAGTCTTGTATTGGCCATGTTCTCTGCTGCACCGTCAGCATTCTGTATGGCGGATGTAAGTTTGTTAAAATCTTCCTCTGAAGAGTTCACTATCGCAAGAAGACCTGTCATACCTTGCTTGCCTGCAAGCATATTAGCAAGTCTGGCCTTTTCCGCCGCACCCGTTCCATACATGCTTGTCATAAGAGTTTCCATTTTTTCAATGTACTCGCCTTCTGAAATCTCTCCATTTTCAAGTCCGTCACTGATTGTCTGTAGGTTTTCTCCAAATTCTTTTGCGCTTAAGTTTCCGCCAGCAAATCCTTTCCTTAAATTTTTCATGATGTCCATGAATGAAAGCATATTTCCGCTGTCATCAGTCAAGCTGACTCCAAGTGTCTGCATAGCCGCAGCCATTTCTTTTGTAGGCTTAGTCATATTTGACAATATATTTTTCATAGCTCTACCTGACATACCGGCTTTAATTCCCTGGTTTGCCATTAGACCTAATCCCACAGCTACATCTTCAACCTTATACCCGAGAGCACCGGCCACAGGAGCAACATACTTAAAAGACTCTCCAAGCATAGCTACATTGGTATTGGAGTTTGAAGATGCTGCAGCAAGCACATCTGAAAAATGTGCTGAATCACTTGCCTTAAGTCCGAAAGCGGTAAGCGCATCTGTTACTATATCAGAAACCATTGCAAGGTCTTCACCTGATGCTGCAGCCAAATTCATGATACCTGATATACCCTGTGTCATGTCTGCAGTCTTCCATCCTGCCATGGCCATATACTCAAGTGCCTTACCTGCTTCTGTAGCACTGAATACTGTCTTAATACCCATTTCTTTAGCTTTTTCACTAAGAATATCCAGCTGTGCTTCACTCGATCCGCTTATAGCCTGCACAGTCTTCATCTGTGCTTCAAAATTAGATCCCATTACTGTAACAGCTCCGGCAAGTCCTGCAGTTACACTTGCTACCACCTTGCCTATAGTCTTCATACGGCTTTCAAATTTTGAAAGACCGCCTTCAATATTACT